TACTCCTTTTATGCACTTATGCATAATTTAGGAGCTTCGACACAGAATTACAGCACTCATAGTAGTGTTGTTCCATCACGTTGTGATAATTCTTAAGTGTCAGGAGGCCATGATAGGTAATAATCCCCCTTCTAAAATCGCGTATTGTTTTTTAAGCGCGAAGTTTTGCATTTTCCCATGTGGAATGACGATGCTCGACTCGTCACGTTTAGTCCTTAAATTCTGAGAGCGAATACGTTCTACATTACGGACATCTCAGCGCGGAGCCACTCTTTTCTGAGTGCTTTCTTCTCCACAAGCTCTCTGAACGGACTGTTCAGATAGTATTTGGACAGGCACACTCTATGCCTTTCTCTGACCATTTTAAGCAGGTGATTAAACTTACTCTTAAAATATTCGGAACCCTACATAGTACCGAACACTTCATCGTGTGCTATTGTAGATCGCCAATCATCGCCATTAAGTCGTAGCATATCCTCGTACATAGTCGAACTATTAAATGACATGTATCTTGATGGTTCCAATGCAGTCACTAAACATCTTGTAATCTGGTACTCGCTGATCATCTCGATCCTTTTACCGACCAAAAGGTCCAATTGAGACGATCGAAGGTGGTTATTTACGACTTTGTTGACTACGTCGTGTGGGGCAAAGTGCAATATTTTATAGTAAGCAGAATGCAACTTCGACGGATCAGGATTGGTGAGTTCATCGACAATCCTGATAATGTCCTTACCGTTGTTCACTATCTCAGCAGACATTTTTTCAAGTAACAACTGACGTTCTGTTACCACCTGTTCCGATTCCATTATCGTGAAAAGGACTAATAACTAAAGCTCCTTCTTTAACGTAACTTAAAGAATCAGACAAGTTCAATTTTTTATTTGACTTGTAATATAATACTCCATATATAGCTCCGCTTAACATTATTATAACTAATGATACCAACAAAATAAAGAACAGTAATAATGTCGTCATTTAAGTACCAAATCGATTAATTAATCATATGATCATGTAACAATAAGAATCAATGTTATCTTCGATAATAATATTTAAATAGGTATTCTGTATATAACACAGTAACTATCGATACTAACGACCTCGTCCAGGATGTTCTCTAAAGGATTAATCTCTGTAACTAAGTGGTACTTACTAACTTTAGGTTCTCTTTTATTATATATACAGAGCATCTTGTCGTCGATGATGATATAATCGCAAGAGTCGTTTTCGTCGTCAGGTCGCTCAAGATGATTGTACTTTATTATAGACACATAATTGATACGAACACTGTTGTGTTTAATGACATTGAACCAGTCCCCAAACAACTTGATTTTACTTATCCTGTTAGTATTTCTATCAGAAAAGTAAGAATAACTATGTTCGCCGTCATAGTAAATCAACCAGAAGTCTGCGTGCCAGTGGACCTCTGCTGAAACGTAATATTTACAATTCTTCGTGATTACTGTTACGCTTATTTGGGACGCTTTGTCCAATTTCTTCGGCGGCGAGTGTCCCTTAAAACTCATAATTACAATTTAGGTATAGCGTTTGCTTACTAGTATTAATACATAGACACAGATTAATCAATGATAACCTGAAGTGAATTGTCTAGACAGTAAACTTGTGTTAAGTAAAGGAGCATTAGCTACACTAGGTGCCGAAGACACAGCTTCTCTGGTTTTTAATCGTAAAGCTTCAGCATATTCATCACTCATGTCCTTAGTCGCTTCCATAAAATCAGGAGTTAGTGCTCTGTAGTCTTGAGGTAAACCCCACTTAGCCGCCAGAGAAGTGTTCTCCAGTTCTCTATCTCCTCCAGCTTGACAGATTTTAAGCCACATACCGCTATAAGCTCGGAAAAATTTCCTCTCAGGGTTCGGATGAGTTTCCGCGTCGTGGGCCGCTTGGATAATGAAGTTCCTAATATCTCTGTCGGGAATGGCTACTGCGGTGTCAAAATCTTTGCCGCCGTAATAATTTATCGACTCGGAGTAATTAGTCTTAGTAGAAGTCTGCCTAATGGCGACTCTGCACAAAATCTGGGTAAATAATGTCGGCCACACTGTATCGTCATTAGCCATGAGACTCGCGTACTTGCTATGAATAGACTCTCTGAGCCCCTTATGTATGGCATCTTGATGGTCTTTATTATACATCCTGTTTGTATTAAGCTCAAAGAATCCCTTCTTCTTTATCTTATCCACATTCTTGGTAAGTGTAGCGACGTCTATCCCAAGCTCACCCAACATAAAATCGTGGGTGACGTCTGACGAAGTTGAAGTAACGTTAGCCTTGTTCGTTTCTTTGGTAGTCATTTTAATTCTCAGTTATTAAATAGTAAAGTATATATACTACGACTAAAGACATCGTCTTACATGCATCCAATTCTTTACTTAATGCGGCCGAATTAGATTTACCGCGCGAACCACCATTCTTAGGAGTCGTAATATTTTTGGAATACACGTCGTTGCACACTGTCAACGTAGCGTTACAAGTCTTCAAAGCTTGCAAATCATCAAATGCTTGTCTATACACATCTGTCGTAATCTCAGATAAATTGTTATTCCAATCGTTTGGCGGACATCTTTCGTGAGACTGATAGTCACCTATACAACAATTTACATCAGAGCGATTAGAAGTGCAAGGACTTTTGCAAATATTATCGATCAATCTTGTAGGGCAATAATCTGCTGGGTCGATAGGCCATCTGATCACTGCATCATTACAATACACCGATATAGGTGCAGAGTAACCGTCCACTAGCGAAATATCATAATAATACTGAGAATTATCATGAGTCCATTCCACTAAGGTATTGCCTAATCTGGTAACATCCGATTTATTTTTACTTAGTGATAATCGCATTGCTTTAAACTTGTTAAGCTCCAGACAACTATCGTCGTCGAACTTTCTGACGTATCGCTCCCCTGTAATTTGGCCGTAGAGACACAACGCCCGAGTACGCTCGCATTGACTTAAGATACTTGACATCAGCACCACTACTATTATATTTGAAAAAATCTGTGTAGTCCTTAGATGACATAGGGCCATAACCATTGTAATACCACCTGCAAAGAAATTGACACCTAAAAGTGTCGTATATTTTATTAACAAATTCTATTATTGTACCGAAGTAAGCTCTCCTAACACTATAACTGGTAATGTCTTTTTGTAATTCATCGAAATACATTTCAAGCCTTGTCATATCTACTAAATAAGTCTTCCCTGAATGATCAGAAAAACATACTCCTTTTCCCCTAGTCGTCTTTCTGAACCTATTGGTACCTTCTATCCCGTAGTAAATACAAACGGCCGAAAACAACCAATAGGTTCCTAACTCGTGTAATGAATCATCATAATCTGGTAAATATAATATGTTAGCCGTTATCCTTCTTACGAAATCTTTACTCAATAAGTTTAACCTCGATCTTTGAACCGGTAGGAACGAAAGATCGGAATAATTTAAAGTTCTCGATAGAGTACCGTCGGCTGTCAAATAAAAGGGCAGCAACATCTTGACATCATTTACAAATGAGTTTAGCGGCGCAAATATCAGAGACATACACGTCAACACAGGAGGTTCGTTGATAATAGCCAATTGGCTATCATTATCACAAATCTTTCCAAAGGGATCGTAATGATCACACATCTTGCTAATAAGACCTAAATAACACAAAGTAGGCGCAACCCAATCACCTATATAGAAAGCACCGACCCCTTTTGATGCTATCATTAAATTATTCATAAACCTATTTAACCAGTGGGTACCGTTAACACTAAATCTACTGTTAAGTGCCCCCGACGCAATAGCCTCGCCGTATTTGTACATTCTACATAATAATTCGTAGTTGTTGATAAGTATTTCACTGTTGTCGGATTTGACGTCCGCGTAAATTAAATCACCACTGACCAATACTAACGGATTATATTTCATGGACATTGCGTTGGATATAGTTTTGAAAATTAATTTTTGATCCCTAGTGTAGCGAGAATACTCAGGCATGTCAAAATCAGAAAGCTTGAATTGTAAGTTTGCTTCCAGTCTCTTCCTCGGCAATTGCACTATAGTCAAATCTAAGTCTGACAAATCAAAGTCATACATGATATCACTTAACATGTCGAATACCTCAGTATCCAAATATTTGTCGATACCGTGCTTCTCAACGTACGCACATAACATTAAATACTCTGCTATCACAGTGGTATCGTACTTGATAGACCTCGGGTAACTCGGATGATGCGTCAGTACTATGCGTTCAATCCTGTCGCCCTGTCTGTATATATTGTGAGAACTTTTAAAACAACTACTGGGATAATTTTGTACTTCAGCGAGGATAGACTGAATATCCTTCTTCCCTAAAAAATACCGGAATAGGTCGCCGTATTTCCAGTCCGACCTTACTAGTAATCTGCTCATTTGAGCCGTAATAATGTTTAAATTCCACTTCGGGAAAATCAGAACCTTGCGTCTCACGCAAATATCGTAAATAAGCCGTGATGTTGTCGACTGCCTTAATCTTAGGAACTTTAGCAATACTCTGAGATATATTATAATCGGCTAAAGCTACGCTTGACAACTGATTTTTTGGTTTAACTACTTTTTCCAAATTACAAGACAGTTCGTCAAAAACAGGTACATGCGCCGATTTATTAATCACCAGCGAACTCATACCACTCACTATTTCAACAGTAAGAAGCCCGAGCGGTGATACCGATATTTTTGATGAAAACGACCATGGTGCATTAGCATTTATGCCCAACACTTTTCTATCTATACGGAACCTGGTAATCAACTTATTGTTGAACTCCCTAATGCTGTCACCTTCAAAAAATGCTATGAGATAGCGGACATTGTAATTACTAGAAGTTCTGTACGATCTAGTAGCTGTGCAAGGTAAAGGAGAACCCCTAGGTATCAATGGAGTGACGCAAAAGAATCCTGTGACACCACTAATGGTACTTGTTATACAATCGACAAACAGATAACCGGGTATCCCCACTGTGGCGGACACTAGCGAACAGCCCTCACTAACGGCCGTCCTCAATCTAGGGTACACTAACTCGGTTCCTATTTTATTAAGGTACATTTTCGCCGATGCTATTATACCGGGTAACAAAGCGGACCCTCCTATAGGTACCAATGTAATGTCACCTTGTAATCCGCTGTCTCTATAAACATCTGCTAACACTCTTCCAGCTCTGTCTAAAAAAGGTCTAATAATATTGATTAAGTCCGAATAAGTCAGACAGACGCTGGTACCTGATACAGTCACAGATTGGTTATTACCATTCCTGCTAACCTGTTCCTTCAGTTGTGACACATCATTGTCGCTAAGTTTTACGGGAAACCGGTTTTCTAAAAACGCTCTTATCGCCCTGTCAACGTCTCTACCTCCCAAGGCGTCATCTCCACCTGATAAAATTACACCGTAGTAGTTAGTTTCCCTGCCTACTATAGAAACATCGAAAGTTCCACCACCGAAATCGTAAACTATATAATACTCACTGGCTACCTTATTAGGTATACTACTAACTGATGCAAATAACGCTGCTGAAGGTTCATTCATAATGTGAACTATCTTAATTCCGATTGCGCTAGCCAATGCTACCATGAAGGACCTTTGAGATGTGGTGTACTGAGAAGGTACCGATAGTACCAAACCACTACATACAACAGAACAGCGAATTTCAAACAATTTAACTAGAGCCTTTATGTAGAGTGAAATTAAAGACCTAATAGGCATTAACCTACCTTTAACATTATAAGCACCGAGCTCAAAATCGAACATGTTTTCGCCAGGTTTAGTATCGTAGGTAGGTTTAAGTTTCAGTTCTCTTTCGGCATAAGAAGAAACATCCACACCCACCCATCTTTTCATATCTTTGTAACAACTGTATGAAGTGTCCGACTCCTTGCTGATAACGTCGAACCCTATAGTAATAGCTCCTGATTTATTACTTATAGCAATAAGGCTCGGTATATACTCTGAATCATTGTGTTGGAGTATTAGAACTGAAGTAGACGTGACTATACTGCACGTCGAAAACGTAGTACCGTAGTCGATACCTATGATCGTCATAACCTGCCCACCCTACTGATGTTCTCCGTCGCAGCATCTGGATCGCTTACTTTCTTGTAAACGGAAAAACTTCCGACCAGACAAGTGCACAATAATAAACAAAATCCTAAAAGGAAAAGCATTGAAAACGCTACTTGTAATAGTTCATCCATCAAACAACTCACCCATTAATTAACCACAATTGGTAATATGTCACGACTATCTACGGGTGAAAGAGAATTCGAACTTAGAACGTCTGTCGTTCTGGAGATGGTGGTGTGATCGGATCTACTATACCAGTTATTCAACCAAAAAGTTAGTGACACTAGAACTAACGCAACAGTTCCCCAGTAATCCAATAAATTAGAAATAGGTGAATTAAAACGTATAATCATACAAAAGAATATTATCGAAATAACAGTAGTTAATACATCGTATAACTGGTCCGCTATTAACGCATCATTCCCTGTAGTATTGAAATTTGCTTTACCGATTATGTACATAAATAATTTCACAACCAATTGGAAAACCAACATAGATAAGGTTATAATAATAATTTGACACGTATTTGTGGTTTTGTAGTCGTGAGATTTAAGTAATGATAGGGACACTAGGTGTAACGGGTAAATTTGTGTGAGTATGACAGACGCATATGCTACGATCAGAAATATATTAGTCTTAAACACATTACCCAACATGTTCAAAACTTGAAAGATCATATCCATGCAACTATCAATTACTAGTACCAACAGTACGGTCACGTTACTCTTTAGATAACAATATACCTTAAGACCCAAAAGGATTGCGTTAACCACCGCCACCCAATTATCGTAAACACGGGAGAACCTTAAGAAACAATTCATACTTCGGTGGTCTAATTTACTGTTCTGATAATCGAATATAAACCCATATTATCTATCATCGATATAATAAAGAGTACAGACTAAACCTCTTCCTTGATCTTCTCTTATGTTTAGCGTAACATTCATTACGCTTGCGAATCTCAGCATCATATAACTTATCTCTTTCGATTAAGTTTTCTGAAAGTATTCTTTCACGTCGCATGAGATGTTGTTGCATCTCCGAGAAATTGTAATAACTAATCAGAGAATCCGTTGAACGACCATAGGGTCCTCCAGATCCGCAGTTATTGTAATAAGTATCGTAGTGACAGCTGGATCCCCAACTTGGGTGCCGATCACGATTATCATACGCTACGTGCCGCTCTGATTCGTATACAGTAAAAAGAGCACCCATATTAACCGTCTCACATCAGCTGCCGATCACCGTTCTATTTAGCGTACTGTAGTAAATGCAGTTATCGCAACTAATCTCTAATCAAAATCTTTCACAACTAATTTAAAATAATCATCGTCAGATCGATTAATGATGATCGAGCGACTCTTCGAGGCAGCAGTGTACCAATGTTAATCTAAATGGGTTTTCCAAAGACGTCCGGATTATTCCTAGCTTCATAGGTCTCCCGAAAAGCGTAATCGAAGGCGTATGTGTCACCCTGATCGCGTTTATCTATGATGACGAACCCTTTCAGCTTAATGTAATAAGCGAACTTCGAAAGAAGTCTACTAACTTTCCTCACCGATCTTGTAAGAAATCCGTGTTTGAAAGGGTACAACTCAAAAAACCTCTTCTTGTTTGCTGACACACAGTGTAATGCGCTGATCGCTGCATACGTGTGGTAACCTACCAAATTATATCTGATGTTGACAGCTTCTGTCAAAGCAGCCACGACGCTCTCGTTGTCTAAATGTTTAGTATGATCCTTAAACGAAATAAATCTCTCGTTTAAGACCGAGTCATCCCAATCATTGTATGGTTTCCCAAGCTTTACCATTAGTTTGTACGGATCCGGTATAACATATATACGTTCATTGCAAAAAATGATAAACTTGGAACAAAAGTAAGCAGGGAGGTCTCTATATAATTTCGTCTCCATCCCCAAATCGACCATTAATTCATGACTAAAGTCGGGAATGGGTTTCCCTTTTGAGAAAAGGATATCATGCGTACCCCCGCCGAATTTAGGTCCGATATCGCAATTAGCAAAGACGGCGTCAGCAGCGGCAAACATAATAGAGTCGTCACCCGCAACGGCTAAACAACTCATATCCTCAATGTCATAATATTGGGATAGAAGTAACAACGTAACTATACTGTTGCCCAAAAAGGTGTTGGCGGTACCCGATCTCCTCTGCGCCCCTAGAGTGAAAGAGACATCTTTATCAAGGGACCTGGCCTTGCAAAAGGTCTCCGCAGCACACCATAAGTCCAACATATCTTCTGACATACCCAATCTTCTATAAATCTCCATTTCACAAGCTTTGATGTAAACATCTTGCGATTTATCAAACTTTGAAAAATCCATCTCTACGGTGTTATACACATTAGTACCTCCCAAAACATCATACAATCGATCGGCAAATTTGTCCACCGACATACTAGTATACAAAATGATGTTTCTTTTGAGCACAACTCTCAACCTTTCTGATAACTGTGCAAAGATGGAGCTAAATACCGCATTTATGAACTTGATATGGTAAATGATATTCTGGGCAGGGTTATGCTTCGTCAATGAAGAGGCGTCTAGTTTAACTTTAGCCTCTTTCTTGACCATAAGCTTGAAGAGACACATATAGTCTCGCCAAGTAGTAATATAACCGACCTCACTATCCAGTTTCGCCAAAGCAGAACCATCTCTCTTTCTCAGCCATTCTTGGAAATGCAGATGGTTTGTGACTATAGGTTGTTCGTTCAAACCTCGTAACACTTCCGAGTTCACACACTTATCAAAGAATTTTTTCACAGCGTGATCTCTGAACAAGTCTGGATCCAAATGCCTGTCTAACGTTAAGGCGACAAAATTTCTAGCCTCGCAACTATAAATGTTCTCTTGAACGGTAGGTTTTCTATCTTGAACAGCCTGTGACCTTATTACGCCAAACACGCTGACAGTTCGAATGTAAAGGCTGTTTCCCGACGGTCATGTTTTCACCGATTCTAATTTTATCTACGCAACTCTCGAATTCCGATGTAGACAATGCTTCCGAGATATCATTTAGGGTCAGAACTGTAGACCCGGGCACAACTTCATCCAAAAAACTGACGATGGCCTGCCACCCCATAGCACCTGCTCTGCTGCAACTTGCTGCAGGGTTACCTCCAGAACATTCGTATTCTGCACCGATTATTGGTTGTTCATTGATTTCATTCATATTTATAGACGACAGTACTTTAGATCTCTCTATTTTTGATGCGGTATCATCGTTATATTTCGATGAAATACAGTAATATATCAGTGAATCCGTGTGCCTCGACAAGGCGACGGTGTGATGTTGAACTGAACTGAACACACTATCATCCTGAGGCTTTGATCGCACCAAAATCACCTTCTTATATGTGTTGCCTTGAGCTTCGTGCACCGTCTGAGGGTCTAAGTACGGCAACGACCTCCTACCCTTCCGTCGAAGTGTGTTTGACAACTCATATTTTTCACCCTGAGTGTACGTTAAGTACTTAGCGTCTTCGACCACAGGCACGTCCTCTATAGAAGATATCGAAGCGACAGACATAGTATCAGTCCTGTTATTCACTCTAGCTTCAATAGATCTACCATACAATTCAGACAACAAGAAACACACATCCTTAGGACACCTATATGATTCACTCCTATAGATGATTCTTCCTTCATCTATAATGTCCATGACATTGTGGTATACAGGGCAGTACAGATCCGTTCTAGGTATATAAGATATCTGCTTCGAATCACCATAGCCTATAACGTACATAGGTTTTAAAATCTCAAAATTCAGTATTAACTGACCGAGATGCATCAGGAAAATCTCGTCCACCAACAAAACTTGGGTTTTAGCGGATACCACATTCATTATCGTGGAATCGGCGGTCCTCACCATGTCATCTAAAAGTTGGCGTAGCTTAGGAATATACCTCTGCTCGACAACTTTAAAATGTAAGGCTAAAGCACTCGCCTTACGCCTTATCTCCTCAGCAGAATTTTTATTTGCTGTTACGACTCTGACTGCAACGCCTTTCATCCACAAGTTGAAAAATAATGCAACTAATTGGGTAGTCTTCCCACCGCCTGGAGGAGTCTCAACCACTACGAGATCGTTCAGGTAGTGAACTTTCTCAATTTTTTCGTTCACCTCAAATCTTCTCAGGATTAGGTTAGCATAGAAGATCTCAAGATCTTGATGTAACACTATATACCTCGAACAGGAATGGACTCTATACGCCCCAAGCGATACTATCGAACCACTCTTAGGATCATAGCAAAACCTGTGCTGAGTGTCTCTCAAGCGAACTGTGGCTGTAGTGGTATTCCACAACAAGTCAGTGGTGGTATCTAGAACAGTTATCTTAGGGTCCACCATATCACTTCTAAGGAACTCTGGATTCCGCTTATCATTGACCAAGAGTGATGACGCTATCTTCATACTATTTAGCATATTCATCACATCCATTAAATGCATGAACACAAATTCGTTCATAGCATTTAAGGCCGGGTCATTAGTGTGTGTAAAAACCGGAGGACAAGTCAGGTCTAGGTTTCTTATAACTTCGGCTAGTTCAAACCTCTTACCATCATACAGTTTGCCAAACCGTTCTTTCGTCTCGTTACCAATGTTTAGTACCTTAAACCTACCTTCGGCTCCATCAGAGTCGCCCCATTCTTCATAGGATCTGGTGGGAATACTGTTACCTTTTCTACCCGTTTTCTTCTTACCTCTGACTTCACTCCCTTTAACAGGATTTTCACGTCTTAGGCAATCGGTTTCGTTCTTTAAATTTTTGTTAAAGAATTTTTTATTGTAAGAGTTTCCTTCACTATCCTCTGAACTGATTTCAAGATCCGTAGTACCACTTACGTCGTCCGAAGATCGACATACCATTTCGTTTATCAACTCATCCATGCGTTCGGCTTTCACCTTCACTGTATCTGAGTATATTTTCTTAAGTTCTTCAGATATGGTGACGGTTTTTTCCTCAACTTTACTCAGCGGTTTTATCTCCATCTCATTCTGGTGATATCTCCCATGAGTATACCAACCACGGATTCTTTTCAAAATCCAGTCGGCCATCGTAAACCACCTATAAGTGGATGAAGCGGCGCATGCAGTAACCTTGCAAGCTATGTTTACGTGACAGCTGATGATATTACGTTCTTCTAGTAAATCAAGAAGACATCTGAATAAAAGCATAAAACTCCAAGAAGTAACACCACCCCCCATAAGACCGCCTGACAGTCTCATGAAGATAACATCAAACTTTTCAGGGGTGAGATGTAGATCCGAACAATTGCTGACTATAGGTTTTCCGTTGGCACTAAAAATAACGTAACCGCCCTTCCGAACCATCAATATCGAGTTTGGATAACACCTCCTGGCCAATGGAATCCTACTTACTAAATCCTTAGTCATCGTCCAACCGAGCACTTTCTTAATAAGGTTGAAATCTAAACCTATTGCGCTCACATCTGAGCTGTCGTGCACCATCAGAAAATCGATAGCCGGCGAGACAAGATTTCCGACTAGAGCATTTTTGTCCTCGTAATCAATAGTGGCAGGAACTCTGTACACGTCCATCTTTTTGAAATACTGAGGTCTACTATTTCTACACAAATTCCTGACCTGCTCGTCCGCATCAAACAAATCCTTAGGGACTCTGTAACATCGATCTTCACCGTCATCCACAATTTCGGTTAATCGAACTAGTGCCACTGCAGGATTATTCCTCTTGTAATTAACTAAGCGTGCTTTGACTTCAGCCATAAGTGCTCTGTACCTTACCATACAGAGACGTTTGGTCATAACAAAAAAGGCAAGGATGGCCTGACACATCGCCACGATACTACTAAATTTAAATGATCTAAAGTACCTGTAAACAGATACTACAAATGACTTACAATCTACAGCCCCACCGAAATTACCTGGAGCGTCTGAAAAATCTGTATCTAAAAACTCATTCAGGTATAAAACTGCCGCATCATATTCTTCATCTTCACAATTTCTTTCACTGAACAATTCGGCCAATAATTCGCCCCCTTTCTTTGTCCTACCCAACGATCCTGGATAGAGCTTACTTTTAATATAGCTTATAGAACTCACCACACTATCAACTAAAGTCCGACCCATATCTAGAAATTTCATAATCAAAGAGTTTAAGAAATTCCTGTTCAGAACACCCCCTCCTCTAAGACCGGGAGTCTCGGACAAAAGGTCGTCAATTGACTCGACGTCATCTACCATACTGAAGAATTCCTCGGTGCCACCATCCTGACCTAACCCTGGTGGATTCTGTCGTTGGTTAGAAAACCAGTCCAAAACTTTAGCCACCGATGTCGTGAGAACAGACGACACACCACCTGCTACATCCCCGATGGTATTGGCAACCGCAGCCTTCGCTGAATGCGGTACAGCACTTAATAAAGCGTAAAGAGTAGTGTAGATCTGATCGTAAGCCCAATCATAAGCTTTCTTGACCAAATTCTCAACAGCCCAAACATTCTCTTCCGGTCTTACAACTAACATAACCACAGAAGCTGCAGTGCTCTCTTCAAAAACAACCGCTATGATCCTTCTCACGAGAGATTTAAAGTAACCTACATTCTCCAACACCGAAAGTACTCTGTTCAACCACTTGTTTCTGGTTAGAGGCACCGAAAAATAAGCCCCCTTCAAAGCCTCGAACAAAATGTCGGCCGATAAGTTATCCTTATCCGTAATAAAAAGCGGTGGAATTGGGGTTGCTATAACCGCTACCAGACCCAAACACACCCCAAAGGTTGAGTGACCTAGAAATAAGTACACAATTGATCGTATTACAGAATAAACGACTGTAGCACCGTAAGTGACCCAAACATCTGCATCACCAGAGAACAATTTTTCCCAAAGTTCCAAAACTGGAATCAAAACGGTCCGAATCCTTTCGAAGGGAGACACTATACGCAAGAGAATGTCTCTAAAACTTCTCACACTTAAATTTACATATCCCTCAACAGCTCGTAATATCATTAAAAATAAAGATGATCCACTATCACGAAGCCCCGCACCCTGCCCGGGTTTAGAACCATCACATCGGTCCATGGTACCGGTAACCGCTTTTATTTTTTCTCGCACGACACTGGAGCTTTTTCCGGACCTATTACCCGGTGCGACGTACTTATCATCTTTACCTTGCTTGCTGTTACCATTATTTACTTCGGACGTCGCTTCGACGATCTCCGACCTAGCGTTGTTCTCCACAGCTTCCGCTAGGAGAGTATTCACCATGTTATCAATATAGCGAGTTTCACCGTTAACGTAACCACCGCTGCAAGGGAACTTCGCCGCTCGTGTAATCGTTATAGATTCACCTAAAACAGTGAAAAAATCATCGATTGACTTGCTCTGTAAATCTCCCAAAAAAGGAAAAGAGCTGGACAGAATTTTCTTAACCACGTCGTAAGCAGCAGCCTTAACTGTTAATGTAGACTCGTGTATGGTAGTTTTGATGGACTCCCATAACGTTTCTTGACCTACCGCTCTGTATAATCGTCTGGCATATCTGCCGCTCTCCCATCGAGTTTTTACTCCAGCGGTGAGCAACAAAGCAGCCACTCTTCCTATATGTTCTGGCGCCAACTTAACGTTGGTGTGTATGATACGGCCCGATATGACAACTCTGGCTGAATTATTTCTTAGCCATGTCATAGTATACTCGAAAGTCTTCTCGGAGACGTTAGTACACACGTTAATGATATGGGTCAGAGCCCTAGTGAAAAAATCATAATCCACCATAACAGACGTGATATTATCGAAATCTAGTACGTCCGAAACCTTATTTATATTCGGCAGGTGCAACTCAACCAAACCTGATGTGGCTCTAGGAATCGTTATGTGAATAATAGTATCGATGGCCGGATACACTGGTACCCTGGTCACCCTAAATTCACATACACCGCATCTATGACCGACCATCTCAGAATGGAAAAGTTGGTTCCCATGCAACATATAAGGATTTGTAATATACGATAAAACACTAGATCTATCGTGGCAGTAACTCTGACCAGCGGGCATATTATATATCAAGTTGTCGCCCTCCTGAGATATAGCTATATCATGTTCTGGTACACATACCGTTACCGAGTTAGCATCGAATAATTCCCCAGGGACCAACATGGTCAGGTATACTCTATCTATACTTCGCTTAGCCATGATAGACGCCATTTCGGTCATACTTATATCGTACACTTCCACCGCCACGGCAGTGCTGCATGATACGTCGCAATTTTGGGCGGGAGTGTAACAACATGAAACTTTTTTACTTCCTACCACCATACTGTTCAAATCGTGCACTTTCGCCAAATTCCATTCGCATACCCTGTTAACGTATCTAACCCCATCTTTAGGATCTAAAATCGGATTACAAATGTGGACATCGTTACCCTTCATAACATGGTATTTCAAGTCCCCTCCGATATCTATGTACTTCCTCTTTCCCAACTTTTGTGAGTATAGCGCGTTAAAGCACATCCTCACTGCAGAGCTCATCGGATGAAGAGAATGTACTGAAGGCACAAACTTCAGCCTCATCTCTGGGAAGTTCTTTACCAGCGCCAATTGCTGACTGTCATTTAGAGAGACATTAACATTAACTACCGGTTTCGAACTCTGCATCTGCCTCTCTATACGGTGCTCCTCAATGAGTGTGCTCTCCACAGCTCGCAGTAAAGCAGAATCTTTTAATTGCGCTCGTTCTACCTGCGCGTTCAACCTATTTACTTCTGTCATACGTCTCATCGACATATCCGACTCAACATGCCCCCCGAGCTTTAAGAAGTTCGGAATGTTTTCTAAAGAAACTCTGGGTAGTAGCCCTACATGCGCGTACCTGCCTCTAGATAGCGACACGTACACAGGAGGTATCTTTGAAAATGTTTTCCTGATAAAACATTTCACGGCGAACGAGCTAGGCCAGCTGCCTAATTCAGCTCTGGCGGTCCGGACGTAACCCATAGGTTTAGAAAAATATATACAACACAACCTCAGCATTCTTAAATAACAGTACCCTTCTCCATCTCTGTATCTATACAAATAATTCTTCAAACTTTTAGAAACACAACCATAAGATCTAAGATATTGTATATCCCAATACCTATTAGCCATTACTGTTTTAACGAGAATATTCTTATATAAGATCCTCACTAAACCCGGCCTATTTTTTACACATATAACGTTGAACCCTTCATAAAGTGGGATGTTCAACGTTGATTCGTCCTGTTTAAAATCTAGGATTCTATCCACGAGCCTCCCTATAAGATGTTTATACTCCTTACGCGAGTCGCAACCACGGAAAGAAGAACCGATCGCACTGCAACTAGCCTGCGATTCCGCGGCAGAAGGAGAGGTACTATCCGCCGGTCCGACGTTACGTTCGGCTTGCTTGCACCTATACTGCCTTCCTCTTAAGTGTTTAGTAGCCGCGGTCCGCACTAAACTGACGTCTAGCCCTACATTGGTGGTCCTAATCGGACTTTTCGGACATTCCTTTCGTTCGACTGGGACTCTAAAAGAACCCGAATAAGGAGTGATAGGCTCACAACGAGAAATACGGCATTCCATCGTCCCAACCTTTATAAATGTAGAATTGATAGGACAAGCTCTCTCACCCCCAACCCGTAATCCTTTTCGCATGTTGGCCAAAAGGAAGACAGGAGTCAGGTCGGCGTGTACCGCTGCACCGCCCACATGTCTGTAACCAACTCTAATAGCAGGGCAGGTGCCGTACCTCTTATGTATGTAAGACAATAGATCCCCGGCTTTAGGCCAAGATCCTAAAGCTCTAACTGCGGCTGAACATTCCGTTTCCGCTCGACCAAAATACATGGCCACTGCTCTAATATAAATGAGATAACAATATCCACTGCTATCTCTAAAACTACTTAGATATGATCTCAGATTATCTGTAATTTGATTCAACTGCCGAAGCGCTTTGAGATCATAGTACCTTCTAAAAATACCCTTCTTCACCAATACATCTTTATGGTATACGTATACTAAACCGTAAGTGTGTTTTTGACACACCGCCCTGTAATCTGGGTATTTCGATTTATCGATAATATCACCCACGGAATTACATCGGGTAAGAGCATCTAAGAAAGATTGATGGTCAGTCTTAATCTCCTCCCGGCCTTGAACAACTGGCTTTGTGGCCACTTCAAGACCGGTCGCCCTAATTGAAGGCGGTATCGACCTACTCTGTTCTACCGCAGGCAGACTGATCGCAGGTCCAGAATCTTCAACTGTCGAGGGTCCGATCTTCTCCCGAGAAACGATGATTCTTTCGGGTTCGACAACCGATCCAATATTCCTTTTAACGTCGGTTGTCAGTCGTGATTGGTCAAGGACGTTTGAACTCTTATGACCTCTGAGGGTAATGGAACCCCGGAAAAACCTCCCTACTTCGACACTATGGTCAAAGTTGAAATTGACACTTGGGTCTATCTCGAACATACAAGGTCCGTCCAACCCTATATTGTAACGCTCTGCCCCTCTACTCAAACTAAACAGAGCCTCCCCAAAAACGTTTATCGTCACGAGTCTGAAATTATACAAAGGTCGATAACACGATTCGTTATCTTTGTGAGCTCCAATCTTCGAACCTGGCCTATACTTTTGCACTAGGGCGTGCTTCACCCAACCAAGATCTATCTTCAAGATGGACGATAGTTCAGCTAGAAGGATCTTGCTCCTCTTATCGGGTCTATGACTACCCCCATTATAATTATAGCCGGAACCATCGGCGGATAACAGAGAAGCTAACCTATCCTTTACCCTCTCATTTGGGTTGACTTTACCGAACCAGCTTCTAAGCCGACCACCGCATTGCTTCACATCTCTAAAAATCGGTTTGATGAAGGTGGTGGTAGGGGGTGCGACTTTACGCCCCTCCACAGGAGGTGGGGTTTCTACTCTCATAGGAGCCACCGCAGGGGGAGGGGAAACTACCGCCGTATCGACTTTCCGATCGACATTATGAACCCCCGCGCGATGTGCCGCATTCTTTCGGCGCAATCTACGGATTGCTGATTTAGACATAGCAACCGAGGGTTTTTCGGGACACGGCTCGGTCGCACCAAAACTACCGAAGAGAATATTCGGTTTCTTAGGAGACTCTGCTGGACTTACAGAGCATCCCGGTTTCAACGGCGAAGACGTTATCGCCTTCACCACCGGGATTGATGCCGGTATAGAGCCGAACATCAAACAGTCAGCCCCCCAGTATAAATCGGGGAGAGCGGACACCCTAACTATAGGGGTTGTAGTCATATGTCCCCTCGTCCCCTGAGATTTGTACCCGACAATGAAGTCAGGTATACACGCATAACGACGGTATAGTACCGTCTGCACCTCTCGAGTGCTCGGAAAGGATCCTAAGATATGGCACACCGTGCCAACCCTCCTGGCTGATCTACCAATGGCTATATTAGCCATTCTGAAGAGCTTAAGATAACAGTAGCCTCTGTTATCTTGGAAAGACTCGATATAGGCCCGTAGTTTAGGCCCACATTCCCCCCTTTTCAGGAGTTGTAGAACCTCCCACATATAAGGGAGATTCAACAACCTGCTTATACGACCATTACGATCGTATCTGACCCAACCGTACTCCAAGGTCGGAGTCAGCTTGGCCCCATGTTTGGCCAATAGCTTCAGAGGCAGAAAAGCCTCATAGTGATAGTTCTTGACCAGGGTCAGTAGAGCCTGGTCCGTCACGACACCCGATTCGGTGTCAAGAGTCACAGACCATCCGTCCAAGGATAGGCGGATGAACTCCCTTTGGGCACGTTTGGGATAAAAGCCCAATGTCCTGGCAGCAGGTTTCTTGGCCAGGAAAACAGGGGTGCCTTCGGGCAAACGTGTTGCCCCTTTCGCCACGTAGGCGACCGGAAAAGTGGTCGGGACCACCACTGGCACAGTCGGTGCCACAACGGGGATCGTCGTATGTTGGACGACGTCCTTCTTTGGAGCCTTGAAAGCGGGTCCCGCTTTCCTTTTCTTCCCGACAACCGGGAGATGAACCTTAGAGGCGCGTTGCCTACGGGCCTCAAAAAGAGATGCTGCTACCGCAGCCTGCCGGACAGCTTTCCGGGAGTTGAAAGGGCGCTGAACCCCGCTGTACAGCTCGCGATTGGCGCGAGCCTTCAGAAAGGCCGGTGATGCGGGCTCGGGCCCGTAGAAAACAGCGGGGGGGGGATTAAGACCATAGGCATCGAGGATGCGAGAGCATCCTCGGGAGAAGGTGACCTCCCGGTCTTCTGCGCCAAAGAAATGCGCAACAGTGAATGAGGAATTTACACCCCATCCTTTTGGAAGAGTTTTTGAACACTCTCCCCTGGTATTGAGCCTAGAGGCCACAGAGGCCTTGGCCCGTCCTGACGACGCTTTCAGAAAGCGCGGTGGGGCCATTGAAAGCTTTGCGGATTTTACTTGATATTATGTTAGGTGGTTTTATGGAACTTTCGAAGCAGTCACCGCAACGCCGGAGATTAGCAATCACAGTGTGCTAGCTGCACAAAGGAAGGGGAACTGTGCGTGAAGGGTTCTCACTCCGGAGCACACGATCGAAGAAACGGGAAGCTCAGAAGCAGAACGGGAACTTTTGGCAAATTTGAATAAAGCACCAAGATACTCAGTGCGATATGTGCTGCAATATAAGAATCAACCTTATACAACAGCAAATGAAATCTGCGAAATAATTGCCGTTATGGTT